TCAGGGTTATTCTTATTTACCTTTGTGCGGAAGAGAAGAGCCTTCTCAATTGGAATCTCGTGTGTGCCACCAGTAGAAGGGTCTACTTGAATCATGGCAGAGATTCCGCCATCTTCATCAATTACCCAACGGAACAAAGTCTCCTGTGCGCGTACAGGGAATTTACGCCAACCGATTTTTCCATCGCTGTGCTTTGAACGGCGGCGAGCATCTTTGCTGTCACCTTCGCGCTTTTTGTAAACAATCTCGTGATAAGAAAAACCGAATACGAGCATTGAAAGAATTGACTGAAGAGTTGCGTCCCATGATTCACTCATATCGTGAAGGCACGACTCTACAAATACCGCTGTCTCTTTGTCCTCTGGCTTAATCTCGCCATCTTCTGAATCATCGCTAAATGGGTCCACACGCCATTCAAGGCGAGTAATAACTTTTTCAATCGCAAATAGCATTGACCCGATAGTTGGGTCGTTATCCGCCATCTCGCGGTAAATCTTGAAGCCACGCTGTCCTCGGAGTTGCCAGAGGAACTCTTCATAAACCGTTCCACCAGAACGGCGTAAACCTGTGGAGCCTAACTCCTGCATATCAGGCGTTGCCATGTAACCGTCCTACTCCTTGGATGCTAAACCAATAACTATCTGAAGCGCCTGTGCCTCGGTAAATCCCGCCTTCACCAACTCACAATACAACTCGTGAGTCTGCACGGCGAAACTACCGAGGACAGACAAAACTCCGTTATGGGCAACGAAGTCATCATTCATGGGAATGATTATAGCGTTATGAGAATTTTGCCCCTTTATTCTCTCATATGTTCAAATTAGAACGGTGGAGCATCAGGAGCATCAGATAGTGGTGCCGCCCATGGGTCATTGGCTGGCGCTTGATATCCAGCGGAGTCAGAGCGTTCAACTACTGGGACTGTGTATGAATAGCGCTTGAGGTCTGCTCCCACATTCCATGCGGTGACCACAATCTTTGAGCGCTTCTCGCCCGTGTTCTTATCTTCCCAAGATTCCTGAACTGCGGTTCCCTGGACGATTACTGAAACTCCCTTGCGAAGTGAATCAGCGATATTTTCGGCTAGTTTGTTCCAAGCCTTTACATTCCAAAAAGTGACATCTTTGTTTTCCCAGGTGCCATCCTCGAGTTTTACACTTTTTGAAGATACGACTGAAAAGGTCGCAACTGCCGCGCCGCCTGGTGTAAAGCGAAGTTCTGGGTCAGCCACTAGATTGCCAGTTATTGTTAGCGTTGTCATTATTTTACCCTTCTATGCTATTTGCCTTGGGATGATTCCCAATTTTTTTCTCATTGTTGTTCTCTCTCGTTCCGTCTTTCCTCCCCAGATTCCTGATACTGAGTGATTAAGTGCGTATTCGAGACATTCCTTTTGTACCACACAGGACTGACAAATTTTCATTGCCATCTTGTTTTCTGCTGTGTGAGTTCGATTCTCTGGAAAGAAAAAGTCCCCACTTATTTCAGCGCAACTCGCCCCCTCGAAATTCCACGGCATTAACATCTATAAATACCTCGTCCTCTTCTAATCCGACTTTTAACTTATGGGGAAGTGTTGGGTGCAGACTAGCCAAAACGCGTCCGTTACGCCATACCTTTCCAGCACAAATTCCATCGTAATAAGAACTCTTAGGCTGAACTAAATCTTCACAGTTTTTCCAAAAAGGACAACCTTTGCAATATTGCAATCCAGGTTGCGCTAGGTCCAATTGGTATTGGTCAAATAACCATGGGTCGCTCTCTCGACATGGCGCATTGGATACGAACTCTAATAAACTCATGGCGAAAATGTTACGCTGGTTTATCTAAATCTTGTTGTATTTCTTCGGTTGGGCGTGTCGCTACTTCTCCATAAACTTCACGCATCAACTTATCAAGAAGTCTCTGTCTCTGGTCCTGATTTTCCCAACTCATCGCTGTCCCACTCTCTTATCGCATGATGCAATAGTCCTAATTGCCGCCAATCTGGGTTCTCGCTGTCACCGAGAGTTAAGGTCCAATGGTCTCTCCCACCACCGAACCATTCTGATACTAATACCCAACCCGTGCAGATGGCAGGGTCAGCAAATGCAATCCTGCCTATCTCTGCAAGGGCATCGTCTATGACTGAAGGTTTTTCTTGTTCATCCATAGTAGAACTCTAGTACCAATAATTTTTGGACCAGAAATACATCGCCCCGCAGGGTGTCGAATATCGTGAATCGATATAGGTCAAGCCTCTTTCAATCTGGTATTCAACTGTTGTATCTGGGTCTAGTCCAAGAATCTGCGGGATTCCGCCCGCGTGTAGACGCTCACCATTCTGGTAAACGGCTTTTTTGTTATAGGCGTTTGGTCGCCAGTTTGATTCCCCAGTCCACAATTCTTCAAGGCAAGCCCATTGTTTAGGGCTATCCCATCCGAATTTATCCAACTGGGTTTTTGCATAAGCCTGAGCCGCATCTGGCGTTCTTTCCACCAATACGGGTTCAATCACTACTTCCACGGCTTCAGCCTTTGGAGTAGGTGGGAGATTGAGCGGGTTGCTAACCGAAAGTATTACCGAAACGATAAAGACTGGTAGCGGGCGAATGAATCTGTTTTCATAGAATCGCATATTCCTCCGATGTTCGGAGTGGACACTTCATCGCTAATGGCTTTAGCGCATCCATGTTGTCAGTATCGGACTGACCCCACTTTTGAAGGTAAGGTGTTTTGCGAACCTTGGTAAAAAGGGTACACCTTAAAGATGAATAGATGTCAAGGATTTTTCATCGATAAATTGGGCGTTCGGTGGGGGAGCAAGAAGTTACGCTAGAGAGAGGACGGACGCGCAACGAGCATCAACCCCACCGAACTCGGGTACCCGCGTAAATAGTACCCGATAGGACTCATCCCGCAATCTTCCCCCTAGGAGACTGCGGGATGAATTCTTATTTAGTCGAGGCGGCTTGCGCCGTATGCTTCGATTCCGTATTTTCTGAGAACTTCAGCGAAGGCTGTTGCGAACGCTTGCTTTCGGTCTACGCTCTGTCCGAATTCGCTGACCCAGATTTCATAACCGCCGTAGTAACCCTTGCTACCGACATTGCGGCTCTTGAGGTAATTCACAAACGCACCTCGCGCTGGTTTGATGTTTACCCAAGCAAATCCGCACAATCCGTTCAACACATAAGTTGGCTTTGAGTAATCGATTTCGTTGCTAAGTCCAATCGCATCTCCTACGATGAACTTTGGAACTCCGACTTCATTGCCAGCCTTGAGTCCTGCCTCATATGCCTCAACATAGATGTTGTGGCATTGATTCTTTGTAAGTGCCTTTTTCTTTTCTGCTACTTGTGTCATTTATGTTCTCCTCTCTAAGAACAATCTAAGGATATCAAACCCTAGTTAGAATTGCAAATCCATCTTGGGCATGAATTTCGTCAGCGGTCAGCAACTCACGCCATTGCCTACCCGTGCAACAATCAATCAAGACCTTGTATGGCGGCTCATCGAACTCGCTCTGGACCGCCAAATCGCGCTCGCGGCGCTCTCTGAGTGCATTGGCTAGGGACTGCTCTGAAACTGTCCCTAGCCCCCTGCTACGGCTTCTGAAGAGGCTCACTCGTGTCTACCTCTTTGATATTGGCGAGAACTGCATTGTGGTCATGGCGTGAGAGCAGGTGGTAATTCTCTCCATCTACTCCGTAGAGCATTTTGTAATCGCCATCTTGCCAGTAGACCAGCCGCTCATAAACGGTGACTTTTGGCTCCGAAAATTCTGTGACTTTTTCATGTCCCCAGATAATCGGGTGAAGGTCATCTTTATCGAGGACAACTCCACTAGGCAACTCGATGCTGTCTGTTGCAAGACCGCCATCTAATTCGCCTTCTTGGAGAAACTTGATTGCTTCATTCCATCCAAGAAATTCGCGGGATACTTTGTTTCCGTATACCCAGTAGTGCGCTTTGTATATTTTCATCCGAACCACTTTCCCGACTCGATTGAACCAACTATTCCCATGGCTAGGAATAGGACTGTGAACATCCATGCCACATCTAGGGCATCGGATATTTTGTGGGCGCGCTCTGTAACGCGCCCATCGCAATTACGCTCTAGGAATTTAACCAACACGGAGAGCCTCCTTTACGACACCCTCTGTAGCCTTGGCGATTCTGTACTGAACATAATCGGCATCTGTGTATGTGTTGTACTCAGAATCAGCAATATCGATTACTAACTCGACAGGCTCATCTGAATTCTTCACCTTTGCCAATACTGTGCAACGGTGATGCGGTGTTTGCTGGTCCCGTCCATTGTGAAATGGAAGGATTACTGAAACAACATTGAAACCTTCGGTATCAAGTTGCTTTATGAACTCTGGTTGAATCTGACGGTTAAAACCATACAGAGCGCCAGTTTTGATAGCGGTCTTTAATTGACCTGCTGTGATGATTTTGGTTTTCATATCTCCCTCTCTATTTGTCCTACGGTATAAATACTACTTGCTAACCAATCCATATGCAACTAGCGCAATGTCCTTTTCGCACTCGACACATATGAATAGCGCCCTAGACGGATGCAACCTAAATGGACTGCCGCATCTGTAACACGATTTAGATTCGCCTGTCGTCATTATTGACCCCCTTCACCTTGTCATCGTATGGATTCTTGTGACGAAACTCTGATGGAATTGCCTTGATGCACTCGGACCCAATTGGGAACCAGCCCATGTATCCACCACTAACAACTTCTTTGTGAGCATCTTCAGGATGAACGATTGTTGAACCACCACCGCTGACGATTACACCGTTTGAATTTCCTTGCTTTGATGTGTCTCGTCCACAAATAAGGCAAGCCAAAAATGGAAGAGAACCAAATCCTTTTGCTTCACGCTGTTGATACTTTTCGCCCCAAAGACCGAAAGTGTCATCAAGAACTCTTGCACCATGCTGTGAAATTTCTACTGTTGTGGTCATGTGATTTCCTCTCTTTGATTTCACAACCCCAGTATAGTCACATAAAAATGTTTTGTACAATAGTTTCCTAGTCGTGTCCTCTGTGACCCCGTATTGGGGGGTAAATGAGGCGTTTGCGTACTTTGTCCGTATTTGGGCTGGTTTTGTTCTGGACTCTTTTTCCGTATCTGCACGATGACGCTCATGCGGCTGGCACATGGGGAGCGGTCCGAAATGGCAATGTTGTAGGCAACTCGATTCAATTCGACTATCGAGGCGGAAACGCGACCTACACGGATACCGTGCCAGATGGCTCAACGGTCACAATCACAATCAATAACACAATCGCCAACTGCATCGGCGTGTGTACTCCTATGCCCGATAACTGGACCCTCAATATCAATGGGCAAAGTTATAGCGGCAACACAATCGAAATTAGAACTATTACCGCAACTGTCTCTGGCGCTTTAACAATCTACGCGACTGGAATTGATGCGGGATTCTGGGGTGGATGGTACGGACCTATTTTCTCCGTAACTATCGATTCTCCTGCACCCGTTGTAGTGATATCTCCTGAGCCAACCGCGACTCCTTCTGAAACACCTCAGCCTGATTCTCCAACTGTGTCTGCGTCTCCATCCCCTCAGCCATCGGATTCTGCGACTGTATCAACTCCATCACCCGAGCCTTCCAGTAGTACGACTCCTGAATCCAGCACACAAACCATCCCGACACAAAGCCCAAGCCCAGAGCCAACGCAATCCAGTCAGCCGACACCTTCTCCATCGCCTTCTCCTAATTATGTAAGTGGAAGTGCAAATGAAGGATGGGATTTGTCTTTATCTGCACCAATCGGAAAGATATTTACCGCGGTTATTTTTGGTTCGTATGGTACTCCGAACAATTACACAATTGGAAGTTGTCATGCACCGAATACTGTAGAAAAAATTGCCGAGATTTTCTTAGGTCGCGCAATCGCAACCATCATGGCAATCAACGATATTTTTGGTGACCCTTGCGGCGGCACCTATAAGCGTCTCGAGGTAACTCTTGCATATGGAGATGACCCTGCGGCTACTCCTTCACCGTCACCATCATCGGTACCATCGGAGACACCAACGGCAGAATCTTCTCCAACTCCGAGCGCTTCACCTGAACCGACCCAGGCACCTGCGCCGTCCACACCTGAACCCACACCTGCTCCTGAGCCTTCTCCATCGCCAACACCTGTTCCTGCTCCTGCACCTAGCCCAACTCCTGAACCTGTGGTGATTCCCACTCCCGTACCAAGCCCAACTCCGAGTCCAAGCGATAGCCCATCGGCAGAGCCGACTCCAGTTGCAACTCCTGAACCATCGGAAAGTCCCTCTCCTCAACCTGAGCCAAGTCCAAGTCCCACAGAGTCACCTTCTCCCGACCCTGTGCCTTCGCCAACTCCAGAGCCTTCTCGTACACCTGAGCCGTCACCTTCTGCGTCCCCATCGGGAACGCCTGAGCCAAGTCCCAAACCTGAACCACAACCATCTACTCCACCTTCCGAACAATTGACTGACATTTTAGCCGATGGTGAAGTTTCAGCGAAAGAGGTAGATGCGCTGGTTGAGAATGTTTTGGCTGACGGAAAAATGACTGAAGCCGAAAAGGAAATTGTTGTAACTGCGGTCCTTACACAATTCCAAGATGAACCTGTACCAGCATCGGCGCTCGCTGAGGCTGGCATCACTTATGCAGATTTGCCACCTGAAACACCTGTCGAAACTCGTACAGATGCAGACGGTAACCCAGTAGTTATTACGGCTGAAGTAGCAGATGCGCTACAGGCTGTTGAAAATCCAGCGGCATTGGTTGGAGCAATCTTCACCAATCCAGCAAAGGCTCTTCTCGCTCTTGCAAATATTGGCGCTGATATGTCGCCTCAAGAGCGTGAAGAATCTCAGAAAGTAGTTGTAGCCGCGGTTGTTGTTTCCACAATCGCATCAATATCAATTAGGAGAATGTAATGAAGCAATTCCTCAATGACATCATCGGTCAGATGTTTACAATCCTAGGCTTTTATGTCGCCTGGGTAACTCTTGACGGCTCTGCAAAACCAGCGGTTTTACAGGCTACCCTTTTTTGCGTGTTTCTTTGGGTGCTGTCGTATCCTCTTCGCCGAGAGAAGGAAGAGGACCAGGAGTAGCATCCTCGCTCTTTTCTCCACCACGGCGAACTGAAGAACCTACGAGAAGTCCAGCCAATCCACCAAGAAGGTACTGAGATGCGTTCGATAGCAATTCGAAAAAGGCTCGGTCATTTGGACTCTGGACTGTCAGAGGTTGAGTAATGAACATGGTCGCATAGACCGAGCCAAATAGAATCACGAACACACAGAGGCTAAGAACTGCCCCGATTAGGAATCGTAGACGGGCATCCAACTCTTCAGGGGTTAGGCGCTTTTTAGCCATTCTGTTTCACCAAGTCCTTTGTACATAGGTCGCCCAACTCGCACACAGGCGGCTGGCACTCCTTAGATTCGAAGTTCGCAGGGTCCTGGCATGGATAGCGATAGAACCCGCTGTAGCACCCTGAGAGCAGGGGAATAGCGGCTATAAGGACAATCGCCAGGCGGATTTTCATAACCGAAGTCTATCTTCCAGGATTTGAACCCTGGTTGAAAATCTGGTACTCTTTCCCTGGAGGAAAGGAGAGGACATGAAAAAGTGCGTGGAGTGCGGAAAAGTCATTGGCAAATTCGAAGTCTTTAGCGGCGAGAAATGTGTCGAGTGCTTCGCTGTTGAATTCAAGAAAGAATTCGAAATCGCATTGCAAGGTAAGAAATAACCACCCTGGTGTGGTATTCTTAGATTGTCTTAGAGAGGAGACAAAGTGAGTAAAGTAAAAATCAGTTGGAAGGCTTTTGGCGATAAGCCTGAGCAGGGTCGCTATACATCATCCGTTGAATTCGAGACTACATTCAAAATCGAAGAGGCAGATGTGGACCAGTTTCTCAATGTGGTCTATCGCGTAACAAATACATACTCAGGAAATCTCTGGGAAATCATCCAGCCACAACTTGCTGAGAATCGCACACACACAGCGCTTTCAGTAGGCGATGAAATTGAAATCGATGGTCAGGTTTACATCGTGGCTGACTTTGGCTTCGAGAAGATTGAAGATGTCGAAATCGTCTATCTTCCAGAAGAGTACGGAATCAAGAATGTTTACAGCGTAAAAGTTAAGGAGGATGCAAATGTCTAAATATCAATGCCGCCCATTCAATGAGGATGAACTCCTTCGCCAGATTGGGATTAGCAATGTCTTTGCTATCTCAGGTGGTCGCGTGGGCATTACAAAAAATGATGAAGGCGAGACTGTTGAGATTGAACTCAAGGCTGGCAATGGCTACCGTGTCTGCATCACTCTTAGCGCATGGGACACATGGACTGTACGCCGCGAATTCGTTCGCAATGGCACCGTCTTTGACAAGGGCGTAATCGAGGATGTTTACGCTGACCAGGTAGGCGAAGTTGCTTATCAAGCATCGCTTTATCGCTCGAATCCAGATTTCGGAAAGGCGGCATAATGGCTAAAGACCTTTCCGAAATTGAGACCGAGAAGGAACTCAAGGAGTGGTTCAAAGAACACTTTCCACTCGCCGTACTTTCGACAGACGAAAATAATCATGTCATCGTGCGACTCAATATCGCCGTTGATTTAGGCGGTTTGCTTTTCCCAGTAGATTAAATTAAACTGCCGTTCATATTAGAGAAGAGGACAAAAATGGAACACGCAATATTGGTTCACTCACCCAAGTACAACAATTGGGTATTCGATAAGTCGCACCCTACCCAGGGTCGCCGCTTTCTTAGTGCTCGTAATAAGTTAGT